GTCTTCCGATACGTAGAACCAAAATATTTCACTGAAGAGCCTATTAGACGCAGCAAAAAACTTAAATCGCTGTTCTAGGTTGATGTCCTCAAATACATGCCGCAAAACAGTGCACGGCAAAACATCGATTCGACCTGAAAAAACATAAAAGTTTTCATTATCCATCCAGAATACTGCATCCTTTGCATTAACACCAGCATTTGGACTAATGATAGAAATATTTGAAGCAAGTAATTGAAAACCAAATGTGAATGGAGGGCCTACAAATTTCATTGAATGTATAGCCATATCTGTCCAAACTAGAAACTCTTGACGCGTTCGTTTAGCTGTAATAATTTCAGAACCACTAGAAATACGCTGGCTTCCAGCGGTGTTAGTAGCTGTGGGGGTCCAATCAAAAGCATTTTCTTGGTCTGACCAACGAACAAGTAATGGATCTAATGTAGTTTCTCCCAAGGCATTAACACCAAAGGCTACAACATGCCGATCTGTAGGAGATAGCGATATTTCGCGCACAAGGGTGGGGGCATCAGATGCGCCTGCTTGGGCTGAAAGAGCAGTAGCCCGTGTAGCAACACCCAAGCCTCTATCCCAATAATAAGGAACACCGTTGCGTGGGCCAAAAATAAGGTCTTCTCCAAAATTATCCTGCCACCAAAGCCTTAGATTTTGGTCTGAAAGAGCAGTTGATGTTGAGGCTGCTCCAAAACTAACAAAATCATTAGCTTCTTTTACCACAGTGCCGTCATCATGTGACGCAGCAACAGTTCCAAAGGCACCCCGACCCACACCAGTATCTATAGTATTGCTGCTTTTTCCTGTGTAACGGATTAATTCATCGTCAATTAACATTAATCCGACAAAGGTAACTGTTGCTCCATTACTATGAACTGCGGCGGTTGTGCCGTCTGCGCCACGCACAAGCTCACTTAAATTATTGCCTGATTGTAGATCATAGGCAATAATTTCACTGTCAATTAGAACATGGCCCCTATCAGGGAAACCACTTGTGCTAGTTAACGGTAGCGTTGTGCTCAATAAGGTTAATGCTGATGTTGTGGTTGTAGAAGCTGTTTCAAAATCGGCAGCACTTGTTAATGTAAAAGATGAATCCCCGGCGCTAATACCGCCAGCATCATTAAGAGTTGTTTGAGAAAATGAAGTAATTAAGCCGCCAAATAATCCTGCACCAAAACCATTTCCTGCTACAAAGGATTCAGTGCCAACGTTAATTTGATAAATGGCAGTTACACTAGCCCCCCCGCCTGAAGTATCACCAGATGAGGCTGTTCCAGCAGTTGTAACTGTATAAGAATTAGCACTTACAATTGAAGTTATTTCAAATTCAGTGTTTATTTGGGCTGCGGTTACACCATCAACTGACGAAGAACCTAGAAAATTTACAAAATCACCCACATTAGCGCCATGACTTGCATCTGTAACAGTTAATATCGCATCCGCTCCCGCATCTCCTGTTGTAAATGGATTATTGCTTAATGGGTTTGCTGTTCTTCGTATTGGTGTTATATCATTAAATGTAGCACCTTCTTCTATGTAAAATTTACTAGATGTTCCAAGGCCCATTAATTTTGAGTTGTCCAATGTGGACCATGTCCACATTGATCTAGCAACACCTTCAAATGTATTTTGACCTAATTTAACCCAACCGCCTAGTTTTTCAGGACGACTTTTCCTAAATCTAATTAAATCAGAATTAAACCAGCCGCCTTCATTAGCATACGCCGTGCTCTCACGATTTAACCCAGGCTTAAATTGTAATTTGGAAATAGGCATGGTGCTTCCAGTATCCTAATATTGGCCCGTCAATATCCAATCTATTCCAGTGCAGCAGGAACATATGCGCTGATGTCATCTGTATTCTCTAGCGTAGCCAGATGTGTCTCAACAGCAGGAGGAAGATCCCTCAAAGCAACCTTCTTAGCAGCTACGGCAGCTTTATCTGACCCAGTTGGGTGAACACCTTCATCAGCCAGTTGATATTCGAGATCAAGTTCTTTTAGTTTCTCGTTACGATCACCACGGATTTCCTCCAGCCGTTCTACACGGGCTTTGGGTAGACGCCATTCGTGCGTCTTCAGGTCTTCTACGCTGATTTCGACCATCAACGTATCGGCATCCGGTACGATTTCCGGTGTGATTATGTTGAAGTCATCATCAAGTTCAGCAGGAATGGTTGCTGCCTCTACGGCGTCTGCGATGATCCCGCTGACTGATCCGGCGTCACCGACCACAGTAACTGTGCCGTTGGCGTTCAAAATTATCTCGTTACTCATTTTCAAGTTCCCCAAATGCGATAGCGTTCATATAATTATCGTCAGTTAAAGTTCCACTAGAGTTTCGGCTTTGAATATTCATTTTAAAACGAGTAGAAGTTCCGCCAACTGTTGTTTGTCCTGCCGCTCCCCAACCAACCTGAACCCCACCACCAAACATGGCTGTACCAGAATTAGGTGCCTTAAAAGGAATTGCAAAAGCCACTTCATAATTTCCAGTACCTAAATCCGTAAGAGATTTCACGTTATAGCTGGCATGAATTTTAACCGTGCCACCGCCATCAAATTGGCACCACGCCTTCGCCTTGCTAAGATCAACACCTCCCGGCATATCACTAGCCAGACCCCGCACCATCTCGTTGACCTGCCTTTGGTCAACCGCTGGGGCAGTGACGTAGGCATTGGCCGAGTTCTGTTCAGCCCGTAAGGCTCCCCAGAGCTTGCCCTTTTCGGATGAGCCGGAATTGACGGTGGGCTTCGAGTCAATCGCAAGGCCGTCCCAGATGGATATGGAATCGCTCTGGGTGACCAGAACCTTACCCGTCAGTGGATCAACATCAACATCCAGTACGGCATCGCTGGCCCCTTGCAGGAGACATTCGGCAGAGGCGACGAACATTGGTTTTTCTGCATCGTACATCTGGCGGATTTGAGTAGCGGATGGGACGGTAGCGGAAAGCCTGACGAGTGCCATAGTGGAGGAAGTTGCTGGGGATAATCCTGCGGCAAGCCCCCCTAAAGTCATCGTACCAGAGGCGTTGGTTATGGTAGAAGCAGTGCTTGTTGACGCGGAATCTTCTTTCACACCGTCAACCCAAACACTGACTTCATCAGCACCGTCCGGGTCCCATACCATGACACAGAAGTGCCAAACTCCGTCATCTATGGCAGTCACAGAAGTTGCCCGATAGACGGATGATCCGTTCATTTCATTGCGGAACAACCCTCCGGCGGTCATCTCAATGGCCCACCCCGGACTTGAGCCAGCATTTGTGTATGAGTGTAGGTACTCAAGCGAACCTGCTCCGCTGGATTTGATCCAGCCCATCCATGACATATTTCCTGTGCCGAAATCAAAGTCTGCATCATGGGCGCGGCTAAGATAATTCGATGAACTAAACCCGCTATAGCCTTGCAGTTCGGCTCCACTGGCCACTGCGGCAGCGGTGATCGAGCCGTTGGCTGTCAAAGTATTACCCTTGTAGCTGCGATCCGCTGTTGCGCTGTTGGCCAGCCATGCGCCACGGATGTCGCCAAGCAGATTGCCGGTGTTGTATGTTGTGGTAATAGCTGCGGTGCTACTGTCGTAATGACTTACACCGCCTGTAGATTTTTTGCGTCTCAGTAGGGTGAGTCCTGTACTATCCGCCGCAGCGCCTCGCCCATTAACCATTGACAGTGCAGCGTTTGCGCCAAGGCCATATGGGAAGCTGTCGCTAGCCATAAAACGGTCAGTGTCTATGGTATCTGAGGTTATGGTGCTTATTGGCGCACTGTGGCGCATTCTCGCACCAGTATATTCAAAGTAGATTCGCCCATCATCAATACTGATACCATTAGAGGGCGTTGTTCCTGAACCATTGTCCCACACATTCCCAGTTTCCGTAACAACTGAAAACACACTTGCACCCGCACCATATCCAATGGCGAAAGTAGGCATACCACCACCTGTGCGTGGGTCCTTCGCCGGGGGATCACTAAAACCCGCCGCGACAGATGCAACGCTATTATTAAGTAAAGCAGGTGTCGTGCTGGTGGACAAACTTCTGGGCCAACCCGCCGTCCGCTCTGCCCAGCTACCAGAATGTGGATCAATAATGCTAATGCCGTCTTCAGAGCCTACGATGATGTAGCCCATACATGCGGCCACAGAAGTTGGCGTTGCATCGCCGGATAGCGTGACGGTCCCCAATGGCGTGGTCGATGGTGCGCTGCTGGAAACTTCTGTCAAATCCCAGATATTGACTTGGGTGTCTGCGCCAGTGTCCTCAATGGTGACCAGCATCAGGCTGCTATACAGCGATGCTACGCTCCATTTGCCGTTCCACGCTTGACCGTCCATTGATGGACCGAAAATGGCCTGATCAATGAAGTTTGCGTTGGTTTCCAATACGCCAGCGTAGGCAGATTCGGAATCCATGCCGAAACCTGTAGCAGTACCTGAATTTACGATAGACGCGCCGCTATCGATATTGATCGCGCTGCCTGACAACACAGATAACGTATTGGCCGTCATGGTGAAGTCTTCGGCCCCGGCGATATCGAACCGAATGGTATCGTCGTCGTCACCGCCTTCTTCTACCCGTATTCCGGTGTCGCCATCCTGGTCTAATAGTTTTGTAGAGGATAAAGCGGTGCGAACCGCCGCGCCGCCGCCTGCACCATCGGCATAAATCCAGGCAGTTTCCCCATTTTCAACAGTCGCATTAGCACCACTGCCCTGAGTAAAGATGGCGTTACGATTGGCCGTCAAGTTATTATAAACCAGATAACATTTAGACTGGTTGTTAGGTGAAATGGTGATCGTGTT